GCACTCTCTCACGCAGCGGGTGCGGAGCGACGAAGTCGCGAGCCAGATTCCACCCTCCCCCTGACACAACAGGAGAACAGACAGATGCCTGACCAGCATATCCCGAGATCGTCCGTCACAGTCCGCGCGATTGGCGCCGAGTTGAACGACGCGATGAAGCTACGCCAGCAGTTGGGCGAGGACTGCGATCCGAAGCTCCTGCTCGACACCATCGAGGGGGAGACGAACCTGGCTGAGGCGTGCGCGTTCGTGCTGGAGCAGACGCACGAGGACGAGATCCTGATTGAGGGGCTGGACGCCAAGATCAAGGAACTGCAGACCCGCAAGGGCCGCATGGAGAAGTCCGTCGAAAGCCGCAGGGGCGTCATTCTCATGGCCATGGACAAAGCGGGGCTTCAGACCATCCGCTCGCCGCTCGGCACGATGACGGCGCGGCCCACGCCGCCGAAGCTCACGATTACGGATGAGGTTCGTATCCCATCCAAGTTCTGGAAGCCCAGCGACCCCAAGCTCGACCGCGCCGCCGTGGCCGATGCCCTGAAAGCCGGCGAGGCCGTGCCGGGCGCGACGCTGTCAAACGGTGGCCTGACCCTTTCCGTTCGCATCAAGTGAGGACACCATGAGCGTTGTTGCCCTGCAGACTCCCTCGCCGCTTCGCCCGCGCGACTACGATCCGGCCCAGCTTGCCTTGATCCGTCGCACCGTCGCGGCCGACACGACGGCAGACGAGTTCAACATGTTCATCGAGATTGCCAAGCGTGCGGGCCTCGACCCGTTCCGCCGGCAACTCTACTGTATCGTCTACAGCAAGGATAAGCCCGACAAGCGCAAGGTGACATTCATCACCGGGATCGACGGCTTTCGCGCCGTGGCCGCGCGCAACAAGGATTACCGGCCTGACGATGAGGAGGCTTTGATCGTCTATGACGATGAGGCCAAGAACCCGGAAACCAACCCGCTCGGCATCGTGAAGGCCACGGTGAAGGCCCACAAGATGGCGCCATCTGGCGAGTGGTTCCCGGTCAGCGGCACTGCCTACTGGTCTGAGTTTGCGCCGCTCAAGGATGAATGGGCGTGGAACGACGAGAAGGGCAAGCGCCTCCCGACCGGCCGCATCACGCTCGACCCCTCGTCCAACTGGTACAAGATGGGCCGCGTCATGATCTGCAAGTGCGCCGAGGCCCAGGCGCTTCGCAAGGGCTGGCCGGAGGACCTGAGCGGCATCTACTCCCCCGAGGAAATGGACCGGCCGATGCTGGACATCACGCCAACGGACGCCATCGAGCAGCACGAGCAAGCCCAGCGCATGGCCCGCGTCGGCGGCACCAACACCATCGCCATGGTGTGGAAGGTCGGAGAAGCCATCGAGGCCGTGCCAGTCGGCAAGATGGCTGACCGCTGCGCCGCCCATATCCGCACGCTGGAAAGCGTTGCAGAACTGGAATGGTGGTGGGCCACCAACGAGGTTTCCCTTCGTCAGCTTTGGGCGATGCACAAGAGCGACGGTCGGGCTGTGCAGGCGGAACACGAGGCGCGCAAGGCGGCGCTGTCCTAATGGGCGCGCCCGACCGCCTGACCTTCGAGCTTGAGACGAAGGAAGACCGCGCCCGCGCCGTGGAGGCTGTCCGCCGCGCCCTCAAGGGCTATGTGGTCATCATCAGGCCGGCCGGGCGCACGCTGGACCAGAACGCGCGCCTGCACGCCTTGATCGCCGCTGCGGTCAAGGGAGGATTCAAGACCGACGGCGGCCGACTGCTGGACGAGGAAGACGCCAAAACCGCCTTTGTCTCCGGTTGGATGATCGAGAACGGCGAGCCGTCGGACATTGTGATCTTCAACCGCCGCCCCGTGCAGCTCAGACGCTCGACGCGGAAATTCACCAAGGCCGAACTTTCTAGCCTGATGACCTTCATTGAAGCCGAATGCGCCCAGCGCGGCATCGACTTGGGAGAAACGAAGTGAGCAAGCGCGGCGCCGCATGGGAAGAGCACTGCCTGCATTGGCGTGGCCGCGTCTTGACCGGGAAGTTCGCCCACTCGTGCCCAGATTGGGACGACCTGCCTATCGACGAAACCTGCGAGAACGAATGGCCCTGCGTCTGCTACCGGATACACGGAGAGAAGATGTTTGGAGACGAGGATGCGCCCGAATGACCGCCCGCCGCGAGTTCTCCGACAAGGTCAAAGCCGCCATCGTCATGCGCGCCATGAACGACCGTGGCTTTCCTGTGTGCGAGGGCTGCGGCGGCGTCCTGAAGCTCAAGGGCTATGAAATCGACCACCGGATCGCTGAGGCGCTGGTGGTCGACAAGTCCAAATCCTTGACGGCGGAAGACGGCCAGTTGCTTGGCCCCTGCTGTCATCGAGGCGTGAACGGCAAGACCGCGCGAGACGTGAAGGCTATCGCCAAGAGCAAGCGATCTGAGCGGAAGATCCGGGCCGGCATCAAGAAGCCCAGCCGCATGCCGGGAAGCCGGGATAGCAGGTTCAAACGGAAGATGAACGGAGAGGTGGTGTTGCGATGAGCAAGTGCGAAGGCTGGGTGCATATCGATGGTGCCAGAAAGTGGCACTACGTGAAGGAAGACGGCCGCGCCTTGTGCGGACGCTGGCACTACATGGGGCGCGTCGATCCTGAGCCGGGGAACAACGACAGCCCAGATAATTGCCCCACATGCCGCAAGAAAATGGAGGCAGACAAATGACTGACGGGAAAGCCCAGCGGCCAGAAGGATCGGCGCAGCGCGAAGCGCGGAGCGAACCCAAACCACAGAAGGATTGAGACATGAGCGAGGAACTGAAGCCGTGCCCGTGTTGTGGGTCCGATGAGATTGCCGAGGGTTACGACACAGAAGGCAATTCCGCCTTCACCTGTGAAGGATGCGGGCTAGGAACGGCTTGGGAGCCCACGGCGGTTTCTCGTGCCGCCTGGAACCGACGCGCCCCCATGACCGCCCCCACCCCGGCGGGAGAGGAGATGGAAAAGCTATTGGAGCGCGCCCGCGAGATTGCGGCCGACGATGTTTCGGCAATGACTGCGTCGTGGGTGGACACTCAAGCATTCGCACGCGCCCTCATCTCCTTCCCACGGGTGGAGGAGGTAAGGCGGGAGGCGCTGGAGAAGGCTGCCGAGCAGTTTGAGTTCTATGCGCTGGAACATCGCCAGAAGTCGCTTAACAGTCGTGGGAACGGGCTGGACGCCGCCGCAGATGCTTCCCACGAGAAGGCGATAATCAACATGGGGATGGCGAACATGTGCCGATCCGCCCTCTCTCTACAGGTTGAAGGGACCAAGCCATGAACCGCTCCAAGACCCTAGAGGTGATGGCGAGGGCTATTTGCGGCCCACCCGGCGCTCCCTGCGAGGCGTGCCGATTGAGCGCCGAACGCGCCCTCATCGCCCTCCAGGCAGAAGGGATGGCGGTCGTGCCGGCTGGCCCGCCCAAGGAAGGCGTCGCGAATTACGCCGACATCGCCCTGCAGGACGCCATGGAGGAGATCGTGGACAACGGGCACAAAATCTTCGTCTACCGCGACGACCTGTTCCTGAAGTCTATGGAAGGCAACGGCTTCCGCATATTTCCCGCCTCCCCTTACGGGAAAGCCGGGAAGGAGAAGGACGATGAGTGAGCGAGTCCGGGTCGAGCGGATTTGCGAGATCACGGGCCTATCCAAGCGTCAGGTGCAGGCCCTGTCCGCCAATGGCACGATCCCGAGCGCGGCCCAGCTCGGCAAGCTCTGGACCTACCGTGAAGACGTGGTGAAGCGCTGGATCAGCGCGAGGGAGAACAAATGGCGGGAAACCTCTACAAGCGCGGCAAGATCTTCTGGGCTCGTGTTCAGGTTGCCGGAAAGGAATACCGAGGAAGCCTACAGACGAGCAACCGGGCAGAAGCCCTAAAGCGGATCGAGAAGTTTCGCGAGGATGCCGGCCGCGCCAAGTTCTACGGCGCCCAGCGGATGACATGGAAAGAGGCCGTCACCCACTACGCAGGCAACGTGATGCCCGCCGCCGTCACTGACAGCACCGCCAAGCGCTACCGCGTCAGCTTCCGGATGGTCGAGCCGCACCTTACGCCATACCATCTGGACGAGATCGGCCCGCGCCAGATCACCGCGCTTATTGCAGCGCGCCGGAAGGAAGGCGCCAGCAATGCCACCATTAACCGCGACTTGACGGCCATATCCCGCGTGATGGCTGCCGGGCTTGGCGAGGGCGCGAACCTGCACAATCCCGCCAAGGATTACGACCGCTCCATGAACCGGGAGAAGCGCGATCCAATAGACCTGCCGTCGTGGGAGGAAGTCGCCGCAGCCATTGCCAAGGCGCCCACCCCGCTTTGGGGGCAGATCATGGATTTCGCCAGCAAGTCCGGAATGCGCGAAGGCGAAATACTGAGCCTTGAGAAGCGCCGCGTGGACCTGTCCCGGCGCGCCGTGACCCTGAGTAAGACCAAGGGCCGCCGGCTGCGCGTGGTGCCCCTCACAGGCCCGCTGCTGGCCGATGCCGTGCCCATCCTGGAAGCAGCCATGACGCGGGGCGAAAGCCTCGTGTTCGGCCACAGGAAGGACAAGGAGCTAAAGAACTNCCCCAGCCGATACGCCGCATGGCGCGCCAAGAACGGCGTCGGCTTCAAGTTTCACGACCTGCGGCACTTGTTCGCCGTCACCTACCTCACGAGGGGCGGCAACATCTACGACCTGCAGCGCATCCTTGGGCATGGCTCGATCAAGACGACGGAGATTTACCTCGATTATCTGACGCCGGACGAGCGCCGCGCCGCCATGGGGACGGCACAAAATCCGGCACAGTCGTAACGGTTTGTGATAGAATAGGCGTCCTACCACGGAGGTAAAACGCTGATGGCAAAGGAATGGCGGAGGGGATGGGATTCGAACCCACGATACGGGTTATCCCCGTATAACGGTTTAGCAAACCCGCGCGCTGAGACGGTCAACCCCTTCGAAAGACCGGCAAAGGCCCCAAAAACCACGCAATCCGAGACACGCAAAGAGCGAAAAGAGCGACGGGACGCCTATTTGGCGAAGGCACAAGAGTCGGCACAGTACGATCCGCGCTCAGGCAAGCCCCGCAAGTCGCTAGAGGAACTGTTGAGCCGATACGTCGTAGCCCCGTCTGGCTGCCACGAATGGACCGGAACCAAGAACCCCGGCGGGTACGGCATCATCTGCCTGATGCTCGACGGCAACGCCAATACCGTGCCCGCCCCTCGCCTCCAGTGGATGCGCCTCCGGGGTAAGATCCCCGAGGGGATGGATGTTTGCCACCGCTGCGACAACCCCGCCTGCATCAATATTGAGTGCTTGTTCCTTGGGACGCCCAAGGACAACATCCACGACATGATGGCAAAGGGCCGCCAGAACTTCAGCGGGCTCCGACTGGGGCCGTCGGCACAAAAGGCGGCACACCCGCGCAAGAGAAAGGACCACTCTCATGGCTGAGACAGGAATGGTGGAGAAAGTCGGGATTGCCGCTCGGCAACAGGCCGCAAGGTGGTCGATAACCGCGCAGAGCGGCATCCCGAATGCACAGGTCTTCCGAGACGGCAAGCTGGCCTTCTCCGGCCCCATAGCTAATTGCCACGCGATGATAAGCGAAGCAGTCGGCCGAGCGGCTATCGAGGCCATGCGGGAAATCCCGTACGGCGCGGCATGGGAAGCTGCAGAGCAGACCGAGATCGGCACCACAAGCGACATACAGAAGGTGTGGCGGATTATAATCGACGCCGCCCTCAAGGAGGGGGATTAGCGTGCTACGCGCGCCCGGCCTACTTCAGAGAAGGAGTGTGAGGGATGAGCGAGACAATCCTAGAATGCCCGCGCTGCGGTTGCGCCGACTTAATTGTGAACAAGGGCGCTCAAGAGGACGCCCGCATCGAATGCGGTGACACGCACAAGCGCGGGTGTGGTGTCTTCGTTTCTTCTTCATCTTGGGATGAGGTCGTCGGCATCTGGAATAGCGCGAAGCCGGCTTCGCACACTCTGGCTGTAGGAGACTTTGCAACACGTTACACGGGCAAGCGCATCGGTGTTGTCCAGTCCATCAAGGGGCGCAGGGTCTACATAAGACCAATCGGCAAGACATATTTGGACTGGGAGAGCATAGACCGAGTTGTCCGTTTTGGCAGGATGCTTCCTGAGGATGATTACTTCCCGTTTGAGGGAAGCACGGAAACCATGCAGCGGGTGATGGATTGGTTGTCGTCTCCAGAATCGGCGCCGGCAAGGGCGCGGATGCATGAAGAACATGAGCGCATTCTCGCCGAGGCCACGGCGCGCGCCTCAGCCAAGAAGCCGGAAGGTCTTGATGCAGGAGGGGAACAGGGCACGGCGAAGCCGTGACACCACACCTTTGCATAAAGCGCAAAGAAGTAGGATAATGGAGGGGCTGCGGAAGTAGTGAGCCTCACGTCGCGGGCGTGCCACTGAGGACGCTTGGGAAAAGCCCCCGCGAAAACGCACGGGTTAGCGACCGGCCCGCAGCACCTTCAGGAGCGAGCCCCAATCTCATCCATAGCCCGGATCAACGCGCGCGGTTCACTTGCAGAGCCTCTGCCAAGCGGCGTTGTGGCCCCGTATCTGGGACTTTGTGGCCTCGGTATCGCCCGCCGCCGAGTAGGTGATCGGCTGAAAGGCGGTGCAGGAGGTATCGACCACCCGCGCGCCGCACCCGGCCAGAAAGAGCGCGCTAACGAGAATCGCGGTTGTGCGGATCACGGGCCTCCTCCTCTCGTGTAATGGGTTGGGACGCGCGGGCGCGGGCCTCGTTGGCCTGCTGCGTCCGCTGGAGCGATGCCGTTGCCGCCTCGCCCCGTTCCTGCTTCCGGCCGATGCCGATGAGCCGGAACACGGCCAGCAACAGGAGGCCGACGAAGGCGCCCACAAAGGCGACCTTGGCCCACAGGCTGGCTAGGAAAGGCGGCATCTGCTATGCTCCCAAGGCTGCGGCGGCGTGGTGTAGCTCAGGCAGAATAGAGCGCAGCCCCGGAGGCTGAGGTCGTAGGTTCAAGCCCTTCCGCCAGCGCGCCAGTTCACTGCAGGGGATTGGCAACGCCGCAGCACTCCTCACGGGCTCATCTCCCCGGAATTGACGCGGCGGAACACCCGGCGAATCAAGTAGACCGCAGCAAGGGTGATTCCGACCGCTATCAGGGCCGTGTAGACGTGTCCGTTGGCGAGGGGGGATAGTAGGTCCCGCAGGCTCGCCCACGTCCCTTGGGCAGATTTGGCGGCTTCCACGGCGGCATTAACCGCTTGGATGGCTGGCTCAAGGTTGGAGATTGCCAAAGTAGCCGCGCCAGCGCCAACGCCGACATTGGTCAAGACCGCCTTGGACGTGCTGGCGCCCGGAGGCGGCTGGACGGATTGCGGCATGGGCTGGGGCAATTCGTTCTGCATCGGCTCGAAGAACATCGCGGTTTCGCGGGCGCGCCGGGCGACCAACGCCGAGTTGACGCCGAACTTGTCGCGGTTCCAGAGTTTGATGGAATCGCCCGCCTCCTTCCACTTCCATTCCTTGTGGGTCCAGTTGCGGACCACCGAAGACCCGGCAAACGCCGCCTTGCCGATGTTGAAGGCCAGGCTCACGCAGGCGTTGAACTGGTTGTCGTTCGGCTTCTCGCCGTTCGGGCCGACCATGTTTTGCTCGACCACATCCTCTGCCCAGTCCGTATCCTTGTCGAATAGCTCGCGGGATTGTTCCTTGGTAATCGTCTGGCCCTTGAACACGTCCGGGCCGGTGTGCCCGACGCCGATGGTCAAGACGCCCTGCACGAGGTCGCCCGGATTGATCCGGCGTCCGGTGTGGTCGTCATAGGCGTAAAGCCGCTCGCCCTCCTGCTCGATCAGGAAGTCATAGCCGCGCGTGGTCATCTGTCTCATAGGGTGTACTTCTCCTGATCCCGCTGTTCCCTCGCCCGCATTTCCCGCATGAGAATGTCCATGCCGTCAGCGACCAAGTTGCGAAGCTCGCCCATGCTCACCTTGAAGGACAGGTCCCGTTCCCCGTCCCAAACTTTGAGGCGTAGTGGCTGCCCCTGCTCACTGATGATGCGCGGGTGGTGGTTCATGCTATTTGCCCACCTTGTCGGATTTCTTGTCGAGCTTCTGGTCAAGGTCGCGGAAGCCTTCACGCACAATGGATTTGATTTCGCGAATATCTTCTGACGTGCGGACTTGCACCTGATCCATGTGCGTGCGCTGAAGGGTCAATTCGCGCATCATCCGCGTCTCAACCTGCTGGTCGGCGGTGTAGCGGAGAGATTGTTCCTCACGGTGCGAACGCTCCAACGCGCCGACGCGCCCATCGAGCGCAACATAACCGGCGGTTCCGACAATCAGGAAAGACGCGGCTGTCAAGACGTGACCCAGGTTTATCGTCGGGTCGAAAATGAAGCGCGGCTTTGACTCTCCTGCCGCTACTTCTAATGTCTCTCCAGCCATTGCCCGGCCCTCCTTTGGTTGGTCTTCGGTCAGGACTCCGGGGTAGATGGCCGTCTGCTCCGGGGTCCGCTGCTTAAACGCTCGTGTACTCAAACAACGCGATATTTAGAAGGAATGGCGGAGCAACCGAGCTGCCCGAGCCGGCCGCCACCACCGCCTTCAACGTGCTGCCCGGCGCGATCGTGCCGCCCGCATCGTTGCCGATCAGGCTCATGTTGCGTTCGCTGTCGGCCGCGATGCCGCTTGCCGCGTAGTCGATCAGAATTGACCCGTTCGTGATGTTGGTTGGCGTGCCGGCCGTCGAATTGACCAGCGTTACCTTGCTGTGATTGCTGCTCGTGCCGGTGGCCGCGTCTGGGTTGCGGATCGAACAGGCGATGACCTGCGCATACATGCCGAGCCGGCCGTAGATCAGCTTCGTCAGGGTCGCGGCGGC